CAATGGTGGTCGGTGTGTTGGAACCATCACTCGCTCGTACTGAGTTCAGGGCTCCACCCGTTGCCGCCGTGATCACGATGTCATCGAACTTTCGCCCGGATGCCATCGCCAGCGACTGCACAATGCGCGAGTTTGGGTCTTGCAGCATCTCGCTCGGGTCTTCGACTTCGGTAATCTCCGCATCAGACCACGGAGAGGCGACCGCAATCCTACGTGACCAGACCCTGCCCGTTTCAGGCGTTGCCAGCTTGCGGGTTTTGGCGCTCATTTCGCCCGAACTCAAGCGATCCCAGTTGCCGGTTTCGGCCTCGTCTGAGAACTGATCGGTGAACGGTCGTACTTTGGATGTTTTTTGCTGAACCAGGTGGATGAGTGTATCGCGGAATGCGTCAACAACGACCTGTTCAATGGTTGCATTGGACATTTTAAGCCCTCCAGTAATTTAAAATTACGACTGGAGGGTCCCCGTTTACCGGGCCTCTTTGCTCTGCGACGGGCGCGTTAGCGGTCCCCGAGAGAAAGCGTGTCAGCTAAAGTATACACCACAAAAACAAAACCTCATGCCGCTTTGCTCACTATTCGTTGCAGACCTCGTCTACCGACAACACCCGCATGATATCCGGTGGAATCTTAAAGCGATTGGGCGGGCCATACAGATTGGGCGTAGAGGATAGCGCCGGTTGAAACCTTATGGTTGCAAAGGTCCAGTCAAACGCCTCAAGCACGGAATCACGCGCCAGGTCATAGTACAGGTTGACCAGTTCTGCCTGTTCCGACTCGTCATCTATGTCGGTGATGCGTTTGGCACCCAGAAACGCCAGGGCATTGTTTGCGATATCGAGTCTCTCAGCCACGGCTTAAGCGGCCTTTTGAGACTGCTCGAGATAAGCCTCCGTAAGCCTATGCACGAAAGTCGTTATGCTGCCTCCGACAGTAGCCTGGAACAATGGTCCGTACCAGATGCCGACCTTGCCCTCCTCGGGAACATTCACCAGCGAGTAAGCCACACCCGCGGCACCCGCTACATGGTTTGCCGCCAGCACCAGGTTAGTGGCGTCGGTGATTGTCAGGACTGTGAGAATCTCGGTGCCGATCTTGATTGATTCACCAACTTTCAACTCTGTAGTGAACAGGGTTGCCACGCCCACCACAGCAGCGGTTCCGGCAGTTACGGTCACAGTGCCCGTCTGCACGGCGTCTATGGCCGCATTGAAGGCGCTGTTCACGTCCTTTTTCAGACATGGGAAAGCAACCTCGGCGTGTGACTCATTGGCCCCGGTGGGTGTAGTGGCACCGTTCTCCCGAATATGCTCGAGACAACGTGTAATGCCGCTGACCTCCTCGTGCTTGCCACCAACAAAGGCGTTCCCGATCCAGACAATGCAATCGGTATCAGCCAGCAGGAAAGCGGGAGCGAGTACCGTTGCTACGGCATAATCTTCCTTCAGTTCGCCAGCGGTGGCGGTGATGGTAAGGCCCATTACTTTTTGCTCCTCTTTGCCAGTGCTGCATTGCGTTTATCGTCTCTGCTCTTCTTTTTCCTAGCCTTTTTCTTAGCCATGTCAACCTCCTGTGTGAAGCGGGGCAGCCGTAGCCACCCCGCATCAGTCTTACGGTGCTGTTGCGTCGGCCAGGTGCAACTTGACCACCTTCTCCTCTTCCAGCCTCACCGCACCCGCGTCGAACTGACAATACGGACGCCATGCGTAGCTGAGTGAAGGATCGCGGTCCACGAAAACGGTCATGTCCTGCGGTACATGCAGGCCAACCGCATCATGTGTCATTGCGAACACGTCACGTTCACCGGTTGACGGAATCAGCAAACGGGTTGACATGATCCAGGTGAAGCCCATCCAGTTGGCAACGATGCCGGACTCGGTGAGTTCAGACAATGCCTTCTGTTTGACGTAGTCCGAACTGGTCTGCTCGGTCAGTTGCATCAACTCATAGACCTGTTGCGGCCCGACCACGAACACCTTCGGCACCAACGGGTCAATGTCGGCTTCCATGAACTTGCGCTGGGTTGCCGCCACAAAGTCAAACGACATCGCCTCGGCGCCAGTGCCAAGTATCTGGCCGGCCGGCAGTGCAATGGTGGTCGGTGTGTTGGAACCATCACTCGCTCGTACTGAGTTCAGGGCTCCACCCGTTGCCGCCGTGATCACGATGTCATCGAACTTTCGCCCGGATGCCATCGCCAGCGACTGCACAATGCGCGAGTTTGGGTCTTGCA